CAATCCCTATCACAAGTCGCTCTTTCTTCCAGCGTCAAGGTATAGATTTGCATTCCGGCAAGCTTGCCCTTTGTAATCTTGCGACCAAGCTTCTTATTAGTGCTCGGCTTTAAGACCTTGTGCTTGTAGGTGTCCAGATCGTGTACATTCTTTCTGTACAAGGTGCGGCCTTCCACAATTGCCGCGTGAGTTTCGGATAGTTTAGTCATTTAACCATTCCTTAAAAGATTTAGGGGAGCTTTCTTGTGATACCGCCCAAACATATATCTGGTATCTATCCCAGAGTGTACTAGGCGCGTCATTGCCATACCGTTCCTGGGCTTTCAAAAATCGCCGAATTGAAGCGTCCGTTTTAAACATTTTATTTTCTCCGAAAGGTAAGTTCGGCACTGTGGCGCACATGCGAGTAGACTTTACCGTTCTGGGTACACTTACCGCCTTGGGTAAACATTTGCAAGGGCAATGCTACACTACTAATGCGGCATAGTCTGCCATCTTTAGCATGGCCCATTATAAAAATGCGTTGCAAGCCATTGGCTCTATCATTTCGCACGCCTTCTAAAGATCCGTCTTCAAATTCAAAAGGCGTTTCTTTTCCGTCTATTCGTATGGTGTTCACTTTTTTACTCCTTTGATTAACAAAATGGAACGCCAGGGCAATCCTGGCGCTCGGTTTTGCTTAACCTCCGAAGTTGTGTAAGTAGCGTATTGGGTTTTTCTTCTCAATGTACAGGCTACGCCTTCCAGAATGGATTGCCAGCATTGTTGGACCGGACTTAATGCCATATCGCGTCTTTTTTAAACGCTTGCGGTATAAGCCCCAAGGGAACCGCTTACCATCTGTGCCATCATCCAGGGGTAAAGATTTGGTTAATTTGTCTTTAATTGTAACCTTGCGATTATCTTTCGCTATTTTTAGAGCCTCTTTACAGCTCTTTATCATTTTTTCTAGCTCCTGCTCAGTTTCCAGAACTACATAGTTGCCGCCTTTTTTGTAGTTGTCCTGAGCTGCTAACACATGTCCAGACATACCCACGGGGATAACAAAAATTCTAGCCATAATTTTTACTCCTTTGGTTGAAACACTGGAGCACACCCTTATCAGATGTGCTCAGGTGTTGCAACTCCTAATCTTCACAAAATTCTACTGCACCAGGATTTACCCATTCCCAATAGCCACCTTGCTTTTCGGCCCAACGCTCTAGTTCTGGATGGATCCAGGGATCACCTAAATCCCAATAATTTATTAAATCATCGCCGTACTCGCCGTCGATAATTAGAAAACCATCCTCATTGACGAAAGCGTGCGGCTTCTTGACCACGTTTACAAAATCGCCAAGGGATTTGTCCCATTTCATATCTTTGATCCCAGGTAGCTCGCTCATTAGTTCTTTAGCGTTATACATAATTTTTACTCCACATTAATTTTAAACCGTTTAAACCAGCGCCTCACCCGTTGTTCAATCGACTGATATTTACCCAGTTCGATAATTTTGTCGAATGCTAAAACGCGGCCAGCAATTTTAAGATTGAGCGTCGCAAACTCTGGTGTGGTCAGCCGCTTGGATTTATAGGCAACTAACCGAACCCAGAAAAATTTCGTATTACCAAGGCTTATAATTTCCATGCGAGAATCAGACATTTTAAAAACTCCTCGTTGTTGTCTTACAAATCACATGGTGTCGGTCAGTTTAGTTTTCAAGGGCGGCAATGCATTTTTTTTTAATTTTTTTTTTCGCGTTAATTCCATTATAGCACCCGCACGCACACGCGTAGCAAGAACTATGCCAAGTTGTCTAATATAAAATTCTATGCAATATCAGTGCCAAACTATGGCCAATCCACACCCTCACACACATGTTCAAATTTTTCACAATTGGCATCAATATTGCTTCAATGCAAATGTTGTGCCAACATTGTTGCACAGTTGGCATCAATATTGTTTAGCAATAATCGTGCCAAGTGGGGAAGCAACACTGTTGCACAATTGTCACAATGTTTGTCTATGCAACAATTGTGCCAAGATTGTTACAGCGTTGGTACAATGGTGACGAACATGCGCGACCCCCCACCGTGTTCCCGTAAGTGTTATGTCCTGTGCGTCCATAGCGGGGGGTATTATGAAAACCCTTGACACTATTGTAAAAATATAGTATAATAACGATATGATCCGCATACCAGGATACTTAGGTGGTACTCCAGTGGAGGTTTACACCCTTAAAGAACGAATCGTGAACAAGCTACGGAACCTCAAATGCCAAAAACAAGAAAATACGGTAGCTACGAAGAACCAAAGCCCTTAGACAAGGAAATGACTACCAAGGAACAAGAGTTTATTGTTCAATTGGTAGACAACCATAAGGAACCGGAACAAGCGTTTCACCTTGCTGGGTACAAAGCGGAAGGCTCCCATGCAGGACACAGGGCAAAGCGCCTACAGCGTCACCTTTGGCTCCACATTGAAAACAGAATTAAGGAAAAAGTTGGAGAAACGGCGACACTGGCTTTGTCTGTCCTGGAGCTTTTGATGAGGGAAGCGGAATCTGAGAATGTCAAGCTAAACGCTGCCAGGGACATTCTTAGCAGAGCAGGTTACGATGCAGTTAGCAAGCAAGAGACAGTTATCAAAGAAGTTACAGAGCTAACTGATAAGGAGCTTGACGAGCAGATTGAGCGTCTTAGCGAGAACGTGGTGCAACTGCGTGGTAAGTAAGGAAGAGGTACTGGAACTGTTAAGGGAAAAACAGAGAAGGTTAGAAACCAGACGCCTTGAACAGTATGATCCTTACCAGTACCAAACAAAGTTTCACCTGGAGGGCAACAGTTGCGCCCAAAGGATTTTAATGGCGGCTAACAGGGTAGGAAAAACCTACTGTGGAGCCGCTGAAACAGCATACCACCTGACAGGTCAATATCCTGAGTGGTGGGAGGGACGTAGATTTACCAAGCCGATCAGAGCATGGGCAGCTGGTGAGTCAAATGACACAACCAGGGACATTATCCAGAAAGAGCTATTTGGAAACCCACAAGACCCTCAGAAGAAGGGAACAGGGGCAGTACCACTGGACAACATTGTAGAAACAGTAAGGAAACCAGGAGTACCCAATGCTTTTTCTAGCGTTTTGGTCAAACACCGCAGCGGAGGAAATTCTCAGATCAGCTTCAAAGCCTACGAACAAGGATTTGAGAAATTCATGGGGGAAGCGATTGATGTTGTCTGGCTTGATGAGGAACCTAAGCAGGAAATATTTTCCCAATGCATAACCAGGACCGCAGATACAGATGGCATAGTCTACATGACCTTTACCCCAGAACGTGGGATGACCTCTGTGGTAAGCGGATTTATGAACGAGTTAAAACCAGGGCAGAGTTTAGTAACAGCTACCTGGGACGATGTGGATCACCTGGACGAGAAAACAAAAGAACAGCTTTTAGCGGTATATAGCCCAGCTGAAAGGGACATGAGATCAAAGGGAATACCTGTATTTGGCTCAGGATTGGTTTTCCCAGTTGCTGAAGAAGACATAGTTTGCGAAGATTTTGACATACCGGATCACTACCTAAGACTAGCTGCTATAGATTTTGGATTTGACCACCCAACTGCAGTTTCCTGGGTAGCCTATGATCCAGATGATGATATTATATACATCTACGACGAGCATCGCAGGAGTAAAGAAACGCCAATAACACATGCTTCTGTAATCAATGCCAGAACACCTGGGATACCAGTAGCGTTTCCACACGATGGGTTGCAACATGATAAAGGGTCTGGAATACAGTTAGCGCAACAATACAGAGATTTAGGCGTATACATGCTGCCAGATCATTTCAGCAATCCACCAACGGAGGGTAAATTAAATGGTAACAACTCTATTGAAGCGGGCATTAGTATCATGCTGCAACGCTTTGAAACTGGTCGCTTGCAAATTTTTATGTCTTGTGTTGATACCCTTGAGGAAATGCGTCTCTACCATCGAAAAAATGGACGAGTGGTGCCGATCAAAGATGACCTTATAAGCGCAATGCGCTACGCTGCCCTCTCCGTAGAACGATTTGGAGAAAAAATGAAGAACAAAACGCAATATCGGAAGTACGGGTACGAGGAAGAAATTAAATATTCGAGCGCAGGAATAGTATAGTATGGCTCATAACCTAGACGATGATGAAATCCTTGCAATGGTGGAGAGCGAGATTAATGGCTCTTCCGATTATGCAGATTCTGAAATTAGCTCCCAACGTGAAAAGGCAATGGAGTACTTTTACGGGGAGCCATTTGGTAACGAGGAAGACGGTCGCTCCCAAGTAGTTGTAACAGATGTTCAAGATACGCTAATGTGGATGATGCCATCCCTGATGCGTATTTTCACAGCTGGAGACAAGGTTGTAAAGTTTGTACCAGAGGGTCCAGAAGACGAGGCCATTGCAGACCAAGCTACTAAGTATGTAAACCATGTTTTTTACAAACAAAATAATGGTTTTATGATCCTCTACAACTTTTTCCTAGATGCTCTAATGCAAAAGGTAGGAGTTGTCAAGCACTACTGGGAAGATATTGAAAAAACCACAACTGAGTCTTATGAAAATTTAACACAGCAAGAATATAACCTTCTTCTACAAGATGAAGACTTAGAAGAAATAGAGCATACTGAAACAGTTGTCATTAAGCAAGCCGTTGACCCAATGACAGGTGAGCCAGTAGAGGTTGAGGAGATCTCTCACGATGTTACCTTTGCCCGTACTGAAATGGATGGCAAGGTTAGGCTAGAGAACGTACCTCCAGAAGAGTTTTTAATAAACAGAGGTGCGAAAACCCTGGAGGACGCTAGGTTTATCTGCCATAGGTCACATAAGTCTAAGAGTGACCTAATAAGCATGGGATATGACCAGGAAATAGTTGAGTCACTCCCTGGCTTTGAAAGTGGTGCAGATGACATTACCACTTCGCAAGAGTACATGGCCCGACATGCATATGATGCAACGGATACCTATCCTAATCAGTCCTCTTCAGACTCAGAATCTGTAGTACAGGTATACGAGTCGTATATAAAGTTAGACATGGATGGCTCAGGAATAAGTGTCCTGCATAAAATTTGCCACGCTGGAGATGAGTTGCTGGACATAGAGCCAATAGATTACATTCCGTTTTCCACAATATGCCCAATTCCGATTCCACACAAGTTCTTTGGTCTAAGCGTTGCAGAAACGGTACAGGATATACAACTTATAAGATCAACCCTTACCCGTAATCTCCTGGACAACATGTACCTTGCCAACAACGGTAGGTTCCAGGTAGTTGAGGGGCAGGTTAATATTGATGATCTTTTAACAAATCGCCCAGGCGGTATTGTCCGTACCCGTAGTCCAAATGCACTGACACCAATCCAAACACCAGCATTGAGTGCTGACAGTTTCAGAATGCTGCAATACTGGGAAGATATTAAAAGTGGACGCACTGGTGTCAATCCCAAAACCCAAGGACTACCAGCTGACGTTTTAAAATCACACGTTACCCAAGGTGCTGTAACATCAGCTTTGACAAATGCCCAAGGTAGGTTAGAACTCGTTGCCAGAATCTTTGCCGACACTGGCGTTAGAAACATGTTTAAGCAAATCTACAACATGATACAACGCTACGAAGATCGTAAAAAGGTTGTTAGACTTGACAATAAGTATTTTGAAATAGACCCTGGCAGTTGGAGAGAAGACCTAGATGTAGACATACAGGTTGGTATAGGCTACGGAGATCAAGATGTAAGGTTGCAGAACATTACCAACTTTACCGGATTGATTGAAAAAGTAGCGACACAAACCAAGGGAATTATACAACCACAAAATATCTATAATCTTGTCGTAGAAGTAGCTGACGAGATGGGTATTAAAAATGTGGATAAGTTTGTCAGTCAACCTCCAACAGAGCCTATGCCACTTAGCCCACAAGAGCAACTGGCACAAGCCCAGGCACAGGCATTGGTAACAGAGGCTCAAGCATCTCAATTAGAAGCACAGGTTAAGGCTAAGGAGCTTGAAATCAAAGCTGCTAAAATGGAACTGGAAAGAATTGAACTAGAACACGATATGGCACTGAAGAGAGAACAGCTAAAGCTCAAGGGTATAGAGCTAGGATTTGAAATGAACTCGGACAAAAACATAAAGGCGTAATAGAATGGCTTATCAAAATAACATAGCTTCGCGCATTATCAGTAGCGCGAACATTTCAAGCTCTGGTACTTCTGCCCAGAGTGGTCGCGCACCTTTTGGTTGCACCATTGTACGAATTGCAACCAGTGCCAATGTTAATATTGCAATTGCAGGAAATCCAACAGCTACAGCTGCAAGTACCTTGGTTGCACCAGCTGATGCAAGTTACTTTGTTATTCACGGTGACTCTTCTCCTTCAGCTACAGACGGCGAAAAAGTAGCCAGCATAGGTAGTGCTACTGTGAATGTAACATTTTTAGAAGGCTAGGATAGAAACAGCTGGAGGATTAAATGTCCACTAACAAAAAAATTACAGAGCTAGATGAGATAACTTCAGCTGATCTTGCCGATGATGACGTTCTTCCCATTGTTGACATTAGTGCTGGAAAAACCTTCAAGGTTCGTAAATCTACCCTGGCTGCGGCCTTATCCGGTGTAACGTCTGTATCAGCAACTGGACCAGTATCTGTTAATCAGGCAACTGGTAACGTAATCTTTTCTCTTCTAGGTGCGCCTTTTACTGCTAACGGAACCCTTGTAGGCAATGGAGCAGGTGCGGTAGCAGCAACAGCCACTGGAACAGCTGGCCAAGTGCTTACCAGTACAGGATCAGGCAGCGCACCAACCTACCAGACAATTTCTGCAGGTGGTCCTGCTCTTGATGGTGGAGGTACTGGGGAAGAGTCTGTAATACGAACAAACAAAAACCAAATTTCCGGTAACGTGGCACTTACCGTACCCGCTGGATCAAATGGAATGTCAGCTGGACCAATAACAATTACATCTGGCTCAAGTGTTACCGTTGCAAGCGGAGCAGCTTGGCACATTGTAGGAGCTTAAAATGCCAATTACACTGGACAGTGATGACCTAACAGCTACCCAAACTAGCTTGGGCTTAACTAAAGGGGTAGCAAATGGCAATGTAATCGCAGCGGATGCTACTGGAATACCTGCAATTAATGGTTCGCAGGTGACTGCATTAAATGCAACTAATCTGGCCACTGGTACAGTTGCTACTGCCAGACTAGGTACGGGAACAGCTTCATCATCAACTTTTTTAAGGGGTGATGGTAGTTGGGCTGCAGCGGGTGGAGGTGCTTACGAGCTGCTGACTTCCGTTGCTTCCGATAACACTTCAACGTCCGTTACGATCACCGGATTAACAAGCTCCTTCGATACCTACATGCTGGTCGGGTCAGATGTCATGTGGAACAACAACGCCGTTGGAAATCAGTTTTTCACTCATCTTCAGTTTGGAAGCTCGTCGGGAATTGTGACAACAGCAAACGTCTACTTCGATCATCACATTTTTCAAGCTGATGGTAATACAGTTTACGATGTGAATAGTCAGAATAACTCAAATCCAGGCCATATGCGGATTACTGGCGGGACGGCAGGACCCGAATTTGCGAGTTGGGTTCTTCATTTACATAGTTCTCAATCTACGCTTTTACCAGGAATTACAGGGATGGCCTACTATGAGGGCAAATCTGGTAACACTACTGCCTCCTCTCATGTCTTAGCAGGTCTTAGATCAAACGGCACAAATATGGACGTCACTCAACTCAAATTTTTTAGTTCAAACGCATCCGCTACATGGAACAACGGACGTATATCCGTTTACCGTCTCAAGCATAGTTAAGGAATTTATAATGGCTCGCAAAAGAACAATCGCAGGTCCAGACGGCATCCAAGTTGTCGATCTTACACCAGAAGAAGAAGCAGCTGAGGATGCTGCTCAGAAAGTTTTTGACGATGCCGCACCAGAAAGGGCAATGGCCGCACTACGTCAAGAGCGCAATGCCAAACTAGCTGCATCAGATTGGACCCAAGGCAGAGACGTTACCCTATCAAATGATGATGCTTGGAAATCCTACAGAACTGCCCTCAGAGATCTCCCTGCCAATACATCCGACCCAGCTAACCCAACATGGCCAGAGGAGCCTAGCCAATGACCATCAGACTCAACCCGTCAAACCTAGGACAAACCAGGAGCGACCTAGGACTTGGTACAGCCGCAACTGTAAATACTGGGACTACCAATGCAACTATACCTTTATTAAATGCAAATGGTCGGTTAGATGCTGCTAGGTTGGGGAGTGGTACTGCAGATGCAACAACCTTCCTGCGAGGAGATGGATCATTTGCTACCGCTGGCGGCGGTGCTTGGGAACTCCTATCAGTTTCAACGGCTTCTGATTCTGCCTCGGTCGAAATTGGAACGCCAGCGAGCGGTCCATTCACTGACACGCATGAAACTTACTGCATTGTCGGACAACAAATAGCTGTTCGCGTAGATACGAGTTCAATCAGAATGCAAGTCGGAATAGATAATGGTTCTGGTGGAATAACTTTTACGACAAACAATTTCCACAAATGGCATCACGCCCAGCAAGCTTCCACAAACTCAAGCTATCTCGCTCAACTCTCGAATACTGACTCATCTTGTGAGATCACAACTGGCTTAGGTCCGCTCACAAATCGAGAGTCAGCTCACTTTGCTATTTATCTATCAAACATGAACACAGCATCTGCAACAGGTGGCGCTGAAACGATGTTTCACGGAACTTTCGGAAATTTCAACGCAGTTATGATTGCTGGATTTTGTGCTGGAATGTTTACGAAATTAACTAACTCAGACAAAAATTGTGCCGTAAAGTTTTTCGCATCTAGTGGAAATTTTGACGGCAAGATAAGCGTCTACGGCTTACAGAAGGCGGTGTAAAAATGGCTAGAACAAAGGTTGTAAACGGACAAGTTGTCGAGCTTACCGCTGAAGAAGAAGCGGCTAGAGACGCCGAAGAAAAGGCTTGGGAAGACGGTGCAACAGATAGAGCATGGGAAGCACTACGCCAAGAGCGCAATGCCAAACTTGCCGCATCTGACTGGATGGCAACGTCAGACTACACAATGTCAGACCCTTGGAAAACTTATCGCCAAGCATTGCGTGACATTCCTGCAAACACAGCTGATCCAGCTAACCCAACATGGCCAGAGGAGCCTAGCTAATGAGTGTAACAATAGGTGGAAGTGGATCAATAACCTCGTCAGACGGTACAGTTAATTTTGGAGATGATAACCTCTCCACTACAGGTACAATACCAGCTGCACAGTTGACAGGTACTGTACCCGCTGGATCATTATCAAGTGCTACTTATCCCACAAATGTTCCCAATGTAGCGCCTGGGTCTGACGGAAACGTTCTAACAGCGGCCTCTGGAGCTTGGACAAGTGC